GCTGACCTTATCGCTGCTGCAAACGAAGTGAGAAAGATTCTCAAGGGATTCAAGGCGATTGAGGAAGTATCAGCCGCTTTGGAGCGTGTTGGCTCAATCGAGAATGCTGGTAAAGAGGCTGACAAGTACCTTGCCTTGGTTAAAGACGGTATCGCTATTGCGACTGCTGATCTTGAGAAGGCTAATGTCTCTGTAGCTGAAGCCAAAGACCAAGCTAAGAAGGTTGCTGCTGATGCCAAGTCTAAAGCTGATGCTCGTATTTCTAAAGCAGAGGATGAAGCGGCATTGATTCTTTCCACGGCTAAAGACAAAGAGACTTCATCTGCCAAGAAGGTAGCGAAACTTGAGACAGAGATGTCTGACAAGGCGGCTGCTATCGTGGCATTGACTACAGAACTTGCCGAAGTCGAAGCCAAAGTGACGAAGGCTAAGACCTATCTAGCGAAGTTGGCTGGAGGTTAATACTTAGGAGTAATCAATGGCCTCAAAAACCACGCAGTCAGCCAATGACGTAATGAACTACATGGCGCGGAATGCTGCGCCGAGTTGGGATGGGGCTACTACCCTTTATGCTTCTCTCCATACGGGGGCTGTTGGGTTAGGTGGCGATCAAACTACCAATGAGGTTGCTTATACCGGATACGGACGTATTGCTCTCCTACGGAATAACAGTACAGGAGAATTCACTACAGCCGTTGGTGGTTCAGCATCGAATCAGAATCTTCTCCAGTTTGGCAATGCCACAACAGGGACATTCCCGATTACGGCTACCCATATAGCTATTGGCGAAAATGGTGCTGGTGCAGGAACGGTGATTGCTACGGGTGCATTAACCTCACAGTACACGTTCAACTCCAATACTAATCCGCAAGTTCCGGTTGGCAATCTAATCTGGCAGGAGCAATAACATGGCCTTTAACGGACTCGACTCGATTATCACGTCCAGAACAGGCGGCAAAACTCGACGGATAAACTTTAACAGAACTGTCAATACAGGAGCTACGTCAGCCGCAGGGCGGTGGCATGAGATGTTGGCCGGTGGTGGTACGGGTGGAACAATGGTGCTCACTGGTACAGCGGGTACAGGCATTGTCACCAATTCCGCTACTGTAGGAGCATTACCGTTGGGTGGGAACGTAGCGTCTGACTTGCGACATCTCATCGGAGCGTTTGCTGTTACTGGTGGAGCTACGCTAGCACCTTCAACAATCCTGCTGACGGACATCATCCACATCTACCCAAGTTGTGCGATGATAACCACGGCATCGACCATGAGTAATCACCCGACTTGGACAGGTACGGGCGACACACGAATGACTAACGCGAACGGCGTTGAGTGTTCCCTGATGCTGACCACGGCTACTACGGCCGGCAACTGTGCGATCACCCCAACGTATAAAGACGAGTCAGGCAACGACCAAGCATCCCCTCAGCCACTTTACGCCCCATCAGCGACGACACCGATTGGATGCTTATTTGGTCAGACGAATACCGCTGCCACTATCGGTGGGCCGTTCATGGCTAGAGCAGCCCCCGACATCGGTGTGAGACAGATTAATTCATACGCAATCAACACAGGCGGTACGGCTGGCGTTGGGGCTTTTGTTTTACATCGCCCTATTGCTGAGATTCCTCTAGCTGTTGCTAATATGCCTTCCCTCCTTGAATGGGTACTCGGTGAGCGTATCTATGACGATGCTTGTCTTGGTATGTTCATTCAAATTGGTGGTGCTGCAACGTCCGGACAGCAAGTTACAGGTTCTTTGACTACCGTTTGGGGCTAATGTGCTTTTAAACGCCCAAGTCCCGTGGAGATCATTCCGGCCAGTGGCTGGGTATCTCAACACCAATGGGCTGGTACGCAACAACAATCTCCACTACCAAAGAGAAAATGGGTTGTCATTCGGTAAGTTAGTGTCTATGCCTCAGGGATTCACGGATGCTATCAAACCTATTTATCCGTCTATCTCAAAGACAGACAATGTTCGTTGCGTGATTATTGGTTCAGGTAGTGTTGTTAGTAGTGCAATCGGACTAGGAACATTAGCGGCAACGATTACGGGGGTAGGTACGCTTACTCCTGATTCTGAGATGGGGGCAACACTAGGCGCTACGATTACCGGAACGGGAACTATTACATGTGCTTCACAGGGTGTTGGAAGTCTTCGCGCAGTAATTGATGCTGGTGCTAGACCTTCAGCATTCGATATATCACAAGAAATATGGAACTCTCAAAAGACAGCTTATAACACGCCTGGAACAATGGGTAATGCCTTGAACAATGCCAGTTCCGGTGGTGTGGATTACAACGCTCTTGCTGCCGCTGTATGGCAGTACATCATCGAATCAGGAATCACGGCTGAACAAGCTATGAGAATCTACGGTGCTGTCCTTGCTGGAAAAGTATCAGGGGCAGGGACAGGAACAGAAGTATTCACTGGATTAGACGGAACAACTGTTCGGGTAACATCAACTGTTGATGAAAGTGGGAACCGATCCGTGGTGGTCGTTGATGGGACTTAATCATTTTAAGGCTAAACATTTTGGGTCAAAGACACTATCACTTCTTGGGCATATCTCTGATTTAATACAAGTAGTGGTAGAATGGTTAGTAATTGCTAGACGTAGAGGGAAAAGATGACTATCACTACAAGAGCAGGAAAAGGATCGAAACTTTCAATCGCTGAAGCGGATACTAATTTCACTGATCTTAGAGATGGTGTCAGTGGATTACAGATACCCAAGACTTCAGGGCTAGGGATTAAAGTCGATTCTCTAGGAACACCAACATTCCCCTGGCGCGATTTGATTGGAGACATTACTCCAAAAACTTTTGGAGTCGGTGCTCCTGCGCTTGCTGTATTCAGGGGTGGAAATACCAGAGCATTCTTCTACTCAGCAGGGGATGATGGTGATTGTATTTACCACATCCCGCATGACTATGTCCCTGGTTCTGATTTATTCATACATGCCCACTGGTCACATAATGGGACAGCTATAAGTGGTAATTTAATTATAAATTTAAGTTTCACTTATGCAAAAGGGCATAGTCAGGCTATATTCCCTGCTGAAACGACTAGAACGATTATCGTATCAACGCCTGATATAGCAACTATTCCTCGGTATCAGCATATGGTTAGCGAGACTCAGATTAGTGCGGCCAGTCCTTCAGGATCACAAATTGACTCTGATGATATTGAAGTCGACGGGCTGCTACTTGTTCATTATGACGTAGGAACGATACCTACGATAACAGGTGGTGCTCCAAACGAACCATGCCTATTCACTCTTGATATTCACTACCAGAGTACAGGAGTAGGAACAAAAGCTAAAGTACCAAACTTCTACGTTTAAGGTGGCAATATGGCTTCAGAAGTAGATATTTCGAACCGCGCCCTCCAGAAACTAGGCGCTGCAAGAATCGTATCCCTTGCTGATGATAGCGAGAACGCCAGAGAGTGTGCTCTTTGCTACGCTCCGGTACGGGATGCTGAGTTACGCGCACACCCTTGGAACTTCTCTATAAAGAGAGCACAACTCGCCGCAGATGCAATATCGCCCATCTTTGGGTATGCGAACTCGTTTCAGTTGCCTACGGACTGTCTTAGGCTTCTCCCGCCTGATGTGTCTGTTAATTACAACTCATTAGACTTGCAGGTTGAGGGAAGAAAGATACTGACAGACGTTGGTGCGCCTCTAGAAATTAGGTACGTTTCCAGGATAGAAGACCCAAACCTGTTCGATGCTTTATTCATTGAGGGACTTGTTTGCAAGATGGCGGTAGAACTTTGTGAGAAACTGACTCAGAGTAACTCTAAAGGGGCAGTCGCAAGAGAGGACTACAAATACACTATCCGTGAGGCAAAGAAGTTAAATGCCTTCGAGAACATCTCTGCTGAACAGCAGACTGACCGTTGGATTACGTGTAGGCTATGAGGGCATCTCCGCTTAAAGACTCAATGAACGCAGGGGAAATGTCTCCCCTGATGGCGGCTCGTATTAGGGTAGAGAAATACTCGAACGCTCTAAAGACTTGCGAGAACATGATTCCTCTCGTTCAAGGTGGAGTCACAAGACGTTCTGGAACTATGTACGTAAGCGAAACAAAGCAGACTGAAGACTACGTCATTGATGACTATTGGGATGAAGACTACGTTGAAACAGCTAGTGGTATGGCAAGGATTATCCCTTTTGAATTCTCCGTTACTCAAGCCTATGTATTAGAGTTTGGTGGGTATTACATTCGGTTCTACAAGGACAACGGACAGATACAGACTTCAGGTGTTATCGCATGGCTTACGGGAACGGCCTACGTTGCTGGAGACTTGAGAACAAACGGTGGTGTAACGTATTACTGTACGACTGCACATACCTCTGGAACGTTCTCTACTGATTTGGCGGCGGCGAAGTGGTATGCCCAAGAAGGCACAATCTACGAGATAATTACTCCGTATGCTGAAGCTGACATATCAAGTCTGAAATACACTCAATCTGCTGATATTCTCTATATCACGCATCCGTCCTATGCGCCAAGAAAGCTGTCCAGAACTGGTCATACTTCATGGACGCTAACAGTAATCGACTTCTTGGATGGGCCGTATCTCAATACGAACATCACCACTACGACGATTACGCCTTCAGGAACT